CCTTGTGGTCCACCATTTCTAGCAACAGGAATAATTGATCCCGGAGTGATTCGTATATTAGAGGGATTGATAACACCATCATCCGCAGCTGTGTAAACCCCAGCACAAGCTATGGATGCATTTTTTAGGAGGAGTTCTAAAGTTTTGTTCAGTGTTTTAATATCTGGTAAAGCTGTGACCAAAGGACCTCTACCAAATACTTCTCCGGGAACTTTCATATAACGAGCAACTACCCAAGGTGATTGATCCATCTTACGATAGACAATTTCTTCTTTGGTTTTTTCATGGATGATGTGATACGAATAATCTTGTCTTTCTGTATCCACAATAACTGCTTCAATGAGTTCAATCATCTCTTGAGGTTTGTCATCAATCATCTGTTTGAATGTTTCTGATATCTCAGCATCAGGAAATTCTCTTGTGATTGCTTCTGCTCTAATTTTATATTTACGATAAACGTTATCAACAGAACCACTTGGTCCTTCTTCTAAAGCAATTAAGTACTGAGGCACAGGAGTAAATTGTACAGGATTAATATCATCACCGGGTTGAATTAACATGGCAGCAGTACCTACAGATAAATCTAATAAGAACTCACCAATCGCTAAATCAAAATTAGATTGACGTAAAACACTAAACATTTTTTCCATATAAATATCTAATGCTGATTGTACTTCTGCTCTACGATCTGCGGGTATCTCATTACCGGGTTCCAGTCGACACCATTTTTTGTAAGGAGGAAAGAGGCCCGACTGGATTCTATTAGCAAAACGTTGAACAGAATGAATGGCTGTACTATCAAAAATCATATTCATTTTGTTTTGCCCCGGAACATTACCTTCATAGTAACCTTCATATAAATTTCTTTGTGGTAAAGCATAGCGATAACAATCTTCATAAATTGTTCGCCATAATTCTTTGCGAGTGAATGCTTTATTGGATCTATTAAGAACGATGTCTGGTTGTAATCTCATTATGCGGATGCCTTATTGTTTGCAGCAAATTTAGCAGCTGCTTCTTTTGAACCAAAGCCCCATGCTCTTAATGCTAGTTTTAATCTTGTTGGTTTACCATCTTTCATTAATGGTCCTGCCATTTTGGAGAATCGAGCAGCAAAACTTATTCTACGGGGATTAGTTCCTGACTTCACTGGAGATTTAAGATTACTACCTTCGGTTCGTTGAAAGTATTTTCTTCCAGCTTCATTTAATCCACCTGATGGGTTTTGATACTTTTTTGCTACCATTAAAAAAATGCAGCCCCAATCATCAATGCTACTAAATGAGTAAAGATTAATTTTTTATTATTCTGAATCCATGATTTAGAATTTTTAATGATGTCTTTAACAACAATACCTTTGATTAACATTAGTCTACTAGTCCTTTCCTTCTTTTCTTTTTAGGAAACCCTGCTTTCATATTTGCATAAGCTTCCGGTGAAATGGTTGATTTTGATTTAGGTCGTGATGTACCTTCTTTTTTTCTTTTATTGATATTATAATATAAACCTTGTTTAGCCATTAGATTTTTCTTTCTTCTCTTTTTCTAAATCTCGATGACGAGGATTACGAATAAACTTTTGTGGTTTTCTATCCATTCATTAATCCTTTTTTTCTTTTTGATCTTCTTGCTGATTCTAAAGCTATCGCAACAGCTTGTTTTTGAGGTTTGCCTCTTTTCATTTCTTTCTTAATATTTTCTGATACAGTTTTTTTTCCATATCCTTTTTTGAGAGGCATCTTATCCTCCTAAGGTACTTCTGTTTCTAGGAGTACGAATAGGACTAAGATCACTGCCTGTTTGCCCACCTGCTAACTGACCACCGATTAAACCACCACCAATACGAGTTCTTGATGCTCTTCTACGAAGAGTTCTTGTGATATCTCGTTTTGCTTCTGGTTGAGTTTCTTTAGCGGTCTCAGGTCGAGTAACAGCTGTAGTTTTTTTTGGATTAATAATATTTTCTACAGTGTCGATTACATCACCTATAATTGGAACACCACCCATAGTTACACCATCCTTTTTGTTTCATAGGGTTGTCTAACATACGAAGCAACTGGAGACATACCATTACTAACCCCTAACTGTGGTATGGCCCGATCTTGGGAAAATAATAATCTGCCACCCATTCTACGTGTTCTACCTTTAGCGGATAATTTTCTTAATTCTCTTTTCTCCGCAGCTTCCGCTCTCTTTTCTCTTTCTTCTAAAGCAGCTTCAGCTTTACCCATTTCAGCTGGTGGACTGTAGCTTGGTGGTTTAAATAATGATCCCATGTTACCTCTCGAATATTCGACTATACATTATCATATCTTTTTTATCAAACGAATATTTTTTCAATACTCCTTCTCGCTTAAAATATATTCTTTCTATCCATTGTAAAGCTCTAAGATTGTTTGCACATACAGTGACGTGTAATCGGTGAAGATTCAATTCATCTGCCACAAGCTCCATAAATTTCCTTGCTCCTTTATGAAATCTTACTCGATGTTTAAATAAAAGCTTCATATCAGGGATTAACCATAGTTCGGCAACACCGGGCCATTGTCTTGCTACACCAAAACACACAATCGGCCTTCCCTTATCAGTCACAGTATAAGCATATCCATTTCGAGCAGCTGCATCGAGATAATGCAAATAACCGGGCATTTGGTCCACATTGATTTGATCATTAGGGTGTAAGTCCATTAAGTTAATCAGATACGATTGAAAAGGAATAACCGATAGGTTATCTCCAAACTTAATTCCAAAAATGTTTTCGAGTGTACTCAGTCTCATTAAAAAATATCAAAATCCGTATTAGCTACTGCTTGTCTAAATTTTGGATTTGATCCTCGTGTTAAAGCTCGGTGTTCACCACCGCCTAATAATAAATACATATACGCATCCCCTACGTGAGAATGTTCATTCTTGTTGGGTTGATCTTTAAATCGTTCTGCTCCTGATACTTGTACTCGTTTAAAGTGATAACCACCACTGAGTGCTTTTCTTAGTCGTTGACATTTTCTATCTATTAACAATCCCGGTCTCCCTTCAATTAATCTATTCATTGGCATCGCACCCGCTTCTCTTCTCACTTTAAAATCATTCGTTGCTGTTGGTCTTGCAGTTAGTCCAATAGATCGTAAATGATCAAAGGCAGTGACTTCATAAATCTCATCTCTCTTTTGACCTGCGGGATCACCCCATACTAAAACATCAAACTTAGGGAATCGACTAGCGAGTTCTGATTTTAACATTGTACCAAATCTTTCTAATCCCATATCGAAGGTCACCAGCTCGTGGAGGATTACCCATCTTCCATTCATCAGTTTTTGACCAAAGATAGCTGCTGGTGTTAAACCAAAGTCAACACCTACTTGAATCGGTACAGAAATATCTGGTTGTAAATCATCGGATGCCATTAACGTATCATCGTATTCATTGATCACTGGTTTTCCTTCTTGCACATAGGTGTAGAGGCCTTGAGCATAACAACGAATCCAATCTAAGTTCTTTCCTAATAAAGTTTGTTCATAGTATCCTGTTGGTAGATTTTTTTTATTTTCCGCCTTAGGGTTCGCAGTCCACCACTTACCTGCACTATAAATAAATCCATTCGCTTCAGGGTTCTCGGGTAATTCATCTTGAATACATTCAGTGACAGCACCGGGCTGCTTATAAAACTTCCATGCATACTTCCCTGTCATCTTTTCTTTTTCGGATAATCGATACCACCAATGATCATCATCCATTGGGTTCGTATCCATGATAATTCCTCTCCAAGGTTTCGCACCCCCATCGGATAAGGTCGGATATCTACCTACACGATGCGTCAATCCGTCAATCACTGCTTTAGGTAATTCTCTTGCTTCATTAACCCATGCTCCTGTTAATTCCATTGATAAAAGCTTTCTGACATCCTTGGGTTGATCTAAGGCTAAGAAGATAACCTCACAATCAATTCCCGGAGCTCCATCTCTAGGGGGTAACTTGATATGATGCGTCAAAGGAGGAGACCATCGAAATGCTCCCCAAATGTTCTCTGGAAAAAGTTCTTGCCATGTTTTTATAGTAGTTGTCCTCAATTCGGGATAGGAGTTTCGAACTA